AATTTCCAATTGTAATTGTTCCTATTTCAGTAGTAAAATATTGAATTCCTTCTTTTGTTTTTACTTCAGTTCCTATTGGAATTATTATATCATCAGTTGTTGGGGCATTAATATAAAAAGTCAAATCTACAGAAGCGGAATTTGTTCCTTTTACTCTATAGTCAGCACTTTTTGCCTGTTTCACAGCTGAAGAAAATCTTCTTAGTGTAGAAAGGAAAATTTCTCTTGCTCGTGAATCGATATAATAATTCAATTGTTCAAGAATACCGCACCATATAGAAATCATCTTTACAAAAATATCGTTTTCTGTATGATCGGTAATTTCTGGAATACGATATGGCATTTTATCGAAAATGGCTTTCTTTGCCTGTTCGTAGCTTCTTTCAATATATCCAATCCAAGGGTTTTTTAATCCAGCCATATTAGTATATTAGTTTTCTATAAAATGGATATATGAAACTATCTATTTCATTGCTTTGTAATACTTCAAACGTAATCAAGTTTTTTGAAATAGTCCTTTCACTTGTATCTACGTCCACGCTCAATACTTTTATTCTTTTTTCCCAAATTGCTAATGGTTCTTTTATATAAAGAATCGATAGATTTTTGAATATTATATCATTGGGTTCAAACAATAATTTATGCAATTTGCTACCATATTCAGGTAAAAAATAACGCGAACCCAAAGGCGTTTGTAATATATTTTCTATGGATTGAGGGATTAACTCTCTACCAAAAACAGTTTTAATTCTACCGAATTGATTAACCTCTACAGGATATTTTAGTCCGTTTCCAAGAAAAGATTCTGCTTGTGCCATGTTTCAAAGATATGAAATAAATTTAAATTATGGTTCCTTCTTCAGTGGTTGCGCCTGTATAAATACCAGCTTGTAATTTTATTCCAGACTCAACTTTTCCTGTTTTCACAAATTTCTCTATTGCACTTGCCAACTTTTTTGCAAACTGCTGTTTTACAGCCTCCGGGGTAGAGCCTTCTTCCTTACACATACTTTCTATCTGATCGAGGAAACTTTTAATATCAGTTTCCAATCCTTGTGTATCAAGTGCCATGCTAATAGAATAATTTTTGAAATTTTACTTTTAACGCTTCGTATTCAGCAATATTAATGAATGGTTGAGGACCTAAACTTGTAGCTGTTTTTGTGTTCTTGAATGCATCAAAAAGACTATCTGTTAAGGTTCTCATATCTATATTGTCTTTCTGGAATCTGAATCCATCCTTTGAAATTTCAACATAATAACCATCCTTTGATGTGATTTTAACAAGTCCTTTTTCATCATCAAACTCTATTCTTTGTTTCTCTGGAGTTTGGAAAACAAAAATTTTATTATTTGTCCCAGGTGTTTTATGCGCTTGGGTCCAATGGCCATATTCCCAAATAGGGAATGCAGGGTCCCCATTTTCAAAAGAAACCCAAATCATATCACCTATTGAAGGAGGTGCAAAGAATCCAAAATTCTTACCTGAAGGAATTCCTTTTGGATAAACCCATTCATCAAATGTTTCTTTTCCAAACACGGCCGGACAAGTTATTTTTAATCGACAATTAAATTCTGGATCATTATTATCAACTACAAATCCTCGATAGCTTGAATAATATCGTTTGAAATATTCAAGGCCCCATTGTTTAAGAAGTAGTTTGAATTCTGTTAACATTAATAATCTCCAGACGCTCCCCCGTCAATTCTATTACCATTTTTATCGTAATTATAAACCTTTTTGGTTTCTTCTCCCTGTTTTGGACCAACCTTTTTATTGATATCAGAAGCCTTTGTTTTTGCAGTAGGAATATTTCTATCTAATTCCAAAGTAGAAATATAACCACCTCCATTTATTGTATGAGTAACTTTTATAACCCTCCAAACACCTGCATAACGAGAAGGAACACCTGCAATTGAAATTAAATCTCCAGACTTTATTAATGTGTCTCCTTCGATAACCAAAGAAGCCGTCATTGATTTTAAAGAAGCCTTTTTATTTTCAGCATTAACAACATTAACCGCGTCCTCTTGTGTTCTTGCTGGAAAAGGAATATTTTGTCCAGTAGTATTTGAGGTATCGGTATTTTTTATTTCAAGTAATTCACCGGCAGCATTACCCATGAATCCTTCTCCTTCTGCTAATTTATCTGGTGATGCTGTAGCGTTTATGGTTTCACCCGTAACCGGGTTAACACTACTAACAGAAGCCTCTGTTTTTGCATTTTTATCCCCTTCATCAGATTCTACAGGACTAAATGCTATTACCTTTCCAGTACCATCTCTATACGTAAAAGTAATAGCCGGTTCTTTTTTCAAATCTCGTTTTACAAAATAAGCCTTGAATTCCTTTATGTAGAAAATATAAGAACCAGATTGTTCTATTCCAGTAAGATATCTTATAAATTCAAAATCTGTTCTGTTTCCCTGGGGAATAGATGAATAAACCTTTTTTGTTGGTTCGCTTACTAATTCAAGTGAATATCTTTCTACAATGGTTTTTATTATTTGGGAGGCTGTTTGATTCTTCCAAATCTTAGAACTTGCATTTCTTTTCATGTTGGAACCTTTATCCAAACACGTAATAGAAAGCCGAATGATATCACCGAATTTTGGTTCTATTCTTTTTACTACTGCAAATGCTGCATTTGTTATTTTATAGCCTAAATATCCATATTGAAAAAGTATTGTAGTGCCTTTTTCAATGGAAGAGTTTTCTATGAAATCTTGATTTATATCATTCAAACTGAATTTCAATAAATCATCTTCCTCCAAACAATCTTCATGCACAAAGTCGGTAACATACTTTGTGATATCTTCACCGGTATCCTTTATTTTAATTTGATAGTATGGAGACTTTGACATTAATTTCTAAGTTTGAAATCAAGAATATTAGGAATTACTATTTGAATACCAATGAATTCTATTTCATCCAAAGGATTTTCTATATCATTTGCCAATGCAATGACGTACCATCTTTTAGCAGCGTTTGGCACTAAATCGCTGTATTGTTCCCATGCAATTTTATCCAACCTTTGATTTTCTCCAGGTGTTAAATAAAAGTCGTTCTGAGTACCAACAATAGAAAAATCACCTCGATCTAACTCTTGGCTTCCATCATCGAAAGTTATTATCTTTCCGGTAGAATAAAGATTGTTTTCGCTTAGTTTTATCATTATTTGAAATCGCTTTCTTTTAAGTTTTCGCCTGGGTCAAGTGATAATTTTAAATCAACCATTGCCTGTTGTGGCCTGAAATTATGTAATTCATGAAAATCAGAATACGAAACCGAAACACTCGTTACAATCCAAGTCATATTTTGATTTATAAATAAATCCCCGAAAATTAACATTACATTTTTTTTTCTTCTGCTTATTCCATCATTGTATCTAAGGGACTGAAGCCATCTAACGCGTTGTATAACGTTCAATTTATCATCATCATCAGCATAAAGGTCGAGAATAAGATTTAAATTATCCTCTCCAGTAGTATAATGATAAAGAGGATTATTTCTCCCAACAACTTCAATTTTTGCATGATTTGCGGTAGAATCAATTTGAAGTTTTTGAGGAACAAATTGAATTTCCATTCGTTCATCTGGATTATTAAGACTAACGATATACAAAGATTTATTGGTTGTTGAAACCGGTATATTTTCAATATTAGCCATCGTTTCTTACATCTTTTTGCCTTTGTACCTTCTCTACTTTTTTGGCAATCAATTCACCATCCAAATATAAATTTGATTGAATAGATTCTGTTTTTGTAGTACTCTTATCAAATACAACAGGGGCAGCTGATTTATTATTTGCTTCCTTACTCGCAAATGTGCCTTCCTTAACATTGTCCCCGTAATTGGCAAAAGAACTTAAAATTCCCTCACTTTCAACAACGCCTTTGTTATGTTTTCCATTGGTATTTTCCTTGCTCGGAGCTATCATTTCAACAATCATATTCCCAAATTCTGATTCCATTACAGCATTTATTCCATCGATAAGAAGTTTGAACGCTTCAACAATCAATAGAATTGGCCAATACATTGCATAAAAACCAATCTTTAAAATACCCATCATAACTTCACTTTGTTGAAACGCGGTGTATAGTTCTCTGAAAACCCAAACAATTCCCTGAAGGGCCCATGCAAGTAATCTAAATGGTGCTGTTACTGCATAACCTGCCATTTTGAACATATTCAAACCTTCAGTAGCCTTTCCTAATTCAGGAAATAATTCTACTATTATTTCAAATATGATTGAAAAAATATCTACTATTCCGGAAAGAGCATCACCTATACTTGCCCAACCTGCCATAGTACTTGAAAAGAATGCATCAAAATATTCCTTTGCTCTAACTACATACGTTGAAAAGGTTAAGAAATAAGGAAGAACTCCGTTTTTTGCAAGTGCATCATGTGTTTCCTGAGAAAGTTGAAACGCGGTACCATTCCATGTTTTAAAAACTTCCATGGTACCAATTGCCATGTATTTCATTTTTTCCCATGCGTTACCCTGTTTACCCATGTTATTAATTAGTATGTAGCCTATCGCTATAATTGCGCCAAGCGCTGCAATATATGGCAACATTGGTGCAAGTGCTGCCCAGGTTGCTGAAGCTACAGCAGTAAGTCCACCGGCTAATCCACCTGTTGAGAATGCAGCACCCACAGCGGAAAATCCCATTCTTATAAATGATTGTGACAATCGCGCGGACATTGAAGTGGTGAATCCCATCACAACCAATAAACCTCCCATCACAACCAACAAACCAGCAAAGGCCAAAGTAATTCCAAGGATAACTTTTCCAATTCTTGTACCAGCTAATTTTCCAACGGCACGGGCCATATTTGTAAGTAAATCAATTATTGGGTGCAATACAGGAAGAACAGCAAAACCAATTTCAGCAAATGCATTTTTTATTTCATCTGATAATGTAGAGAATTTACCATTTATACTTTGGGCCATATCTCTCATTGCATTACCATAAATACCACCTTGTCCACCTGCTTTTTGAAGCGCTCCAGTAATCATTTCAAATGTGATATCCATCTCCTTCAATTGCGCAACGGTAGCACCTGTATGATCGGATAATAAATCCCAAAGAGGAATACCAGTATTGGTAAATTGTTTTATATCCATCATGGTAGCTCTACCAGATGATTTTATACCCTGTAAGTTTTGGGCCATTCTAACCATCACATCTTCACCTTGTCCGAATGCTGAAGTAATATTTCCCAATGCAAGGAAGGTTTTACGTGCTTCTTCAGCGCTTCCAGTAGCTGCAATTAACGCCCTGTTTGTAGCAAGAACACCATTAAATTCAAAAGGTGTATCGGCTGCATCCTGTCTAAGTTGTTTTATTGTAGAAGCTGCCAATTCACTACTATGAAGCAATGTAGTAAATCCAATTTGGGCCATTTCCAATTCCCCGGCAAATTTAACCCCAAGTCCTACAGGTACTAATGCAGCAAGTCCAGCACCTATCAAACCAACGCCTGTAGCCATCATTGAATTTCCCCTATCGATAACCTCCATGTTTTTTTTCATGATGGAATCAATATTTGTAGCAATACCATTTATCTGATCACTAACACCCTGCATGGTATTACCTAAATCAGTAACGGCACGGGCAGCATCACGAGCCGGTGCGGAAACATTATTTTCCAAACCTACAGAAATACCAAAACCTAATTCTCTACCGGCTCCTACCATAATTTGTTTTTTGTTTAACAAATATAACCTTTATACGCTTTCAAAAGTAAAAACCGTAACAAAATAAATTGTTACGGTTTCGCGCTGCTTACCATTCTCTTCGCCTCTTCTTTTTTATATTTGGCTGTTTGATCACTTAGTTCCTGAATTTCATCAATGGTTAATTTTTCCAAGTGTTCAAGCATTAATCCAGACATTCCGGATTGAACCAAAATAACCCATAATCGAATTAAAGAACCAGCGAAGGGAAAAAAAAACTTGCCAAGTTAATTAAATCCACCCTGGCAGTTCTTGAAGGGTCACTTGGGTGAGCAATTACCATAGTGGTATCAATATTTCCTTCCAATTCCAAAATCTTTTCCCTAAGAAAGTTTATATCCTTGAAAGAAAGATTATCCAATTCTAATTTTATACCTGGCTTTTTTACTCCCTTTTCATCCTGTCTTATAACAAGGGGATTTCTCATTTTTATTAGCGTATGAGATGTAATTTCATCTTCATGTTTTGGTCCAAACAATTCAGTTGTTTCACCATCTAACATTGAAAATTCTATTGTTTCGCCACTTTTAGGAAGAATGATAGTTTGTTTTTTATCATTTGCTATTTCTGAATAGCTATTCCATTTTTTAAAATATGGCTTGGCAACAAAATTTACTTCTGAATTTTTTTTATCAATCAATTCAGTTTCTCCTTCAACTTCTTCTTCAGCTTCTTTTTTTACTACATCAACTACCGCAAAGGAAAAATCTACTTCGTATTCATGCTTTTCTCTTTTTCCTCCAGTAAGCGCAAATTCATAACTGAATTTAAATTTTGGGTCATAGTCATTTGAAAATTGACGTAATTCGATTAAAGCGTGTTTTCGGTCTGCCTCCAGCATTCTTTTAACATGATTTTGATTAACTGGAGAAATATCCCCAAGAGAAAGAATACAATCAGTTAACATTTCCGTATACGCGTTTCTGGTATCGGATTTTTTTGTTGTTAACATTCTTTCATGTTTACCGGTAAGTTCTTGTATAACACATTTAACACCCGATAATAAAATAAATTCTTTTGTTTGTCGCATAGTATAAAGTTTATGTGAGCAAGATAATCAATTTTTGTATTAGCAAAAAACATTTAACAAAAAAAGGGACCGAAGCCCCTCTTTTTGCAATATGACAGACAAAAATTATATTCCGATTTCTGGAAGTTTAATACAATTTGTGCAAGAAAAAACAATTTCTTCCATTACGTTTTCACCATCTCCTTCTCTTTTAAAGGATAGACCAGTAACTTTTTTCGGCCAAAGTTCTATCAATTCATATCTGGCCAAAGTTCTATAAGCACCTGGAGGGCCTAAAGGTGCAACCATTTTAAGAATTGCATAACGGGAAGAAATGTGTCGTGGTTGTGAATGAACCAAATCCAACCATGGCCAAACCCAATTATCTGGACCTTCTACTGGCATTACTTTTTTAACAGTAAAATCAGTTACCTTTTTTTTCCCTGGTGTTTTAGTATCTGGCATTCCGATACCGGCACCATGCATTACTTCAGCAACCTCAACATCTGGAAGAGTGCATTCTTGAATTAATAATTGGTCTATACCTGCAATTTCCAATACGAAATCGTAGTTTTTTCTCATGTTTGCGCTAATCATATGGCTATCTTTTAATGATTTAAATATTAAAGATTATCTTGAACTACTGCAATCTGTAATGTTCCAGAATCAGTACTTGTTACTTCAATACCAATGTATTCAATCGCTGTAATAGGAATAAAAACAAATCTTGCTCTATATCTTCCAGCACTTATTTCATTTGGAGTATTGAATGTTACATCCTGAATACTATCTGCATTTTGATCACCAATCCAGAACCAATTTTTTCCTTCACCGGCATAAATTGCACGATTATTTTCAAGTAATGTAATCTCTGGTTTAACAGCCCTATATAAACCACTCCATGATAATGGATCATTAGGATTGAAGACGTATTTATCGGTAATAGGTTTTATTTTTCTTATGATGTAAATCATCAATTCGGCAATGTTTTGTTTGGATAGAAGTTTTGTTTGGTCTTTCAAAAGACTTCTATTTCCCCAATAAACAGTACTACCGGATTCATGTACGATAACAGCATTCACACCAGCTTCATAAACAGTATCAAATACACCTGAAGCAGTTTCGGCCCCAAGATTTCTAACAAGACCTTTATTCTGATCTATTTTACCTCTCTCTAAACCTGCTTCTGAAATCCATTCACCAAATTTAGAATCTACTGAAGCCCTAAGACCGCAAACATCACCGATACCAACCAATGTTTTATCTTTGGTTACATCTTGCGGATCATAATAGATAACATCACCAAAAACATAATTGGACTGCCAAGAATCGATTAATCCATTGTCTCTATATGCTTTTGCTTCATCAAATGTTAATCCTTTAGGAATAGCTAAACGAGCCAACATATTTTTTCTTCCAACAACATAACTATTATATGCAACATCCACCGCAGCTACGTTTCTTTCTATGTTTGCCAAACGAGAAGCATTCATTACTGAATCAAAAGAATATAGTCCTGTTTTTGCAGTAACATTACCTACATAGTCGTTATCGGTTAATGCTGATGTATCATAAGTTCCACCTGCTAAAGTAGCACTACTATAAGGTAAACGAGTAGTATAGGATACCAAATCACACAATGTTAATTTTAAATTCAATGCTGCAATTTCTGCATCTGTTGGGGTTCTTGAAACATCAAGTACTGTAACGTCTAATTCAGTATATCCAGGCAAGGAAGTTTTTATATCTACTTTTCCAGAAGTACCAGATTTTGCAGCTGAAACAGTAATTACTAAACCTGCATATCCTGGACCAATTTCTTTTCCATTCCAAACAGATACACCAGCATTTCCAGAAACAATTGTTGAAACGCCACCAGAAAAACCAGTTACTGTACCTGTAGCAGTACCAGTAATATTTGAACCAAGTACATAAGCATTTGCATCAGTACCTGTTCCTGTAGGAGCCGAAACAATAACATTTGCACCAGAACCAGAAGCAGAATAACCATGCGTTCCCGTCAATAAATTTATTGCAGCACGAATTCCTGTAGCTGCTTCATTGTTGGTATCCGGGGTAGAACCAGAACCGTGTCCATCAATTTCATATTCTCCCAATGAAATAATTTCATTTCCATTGTTTGAAACCAATTCTATGATATCACCAACTTCACCTGTAGAAGTAACAACAAAGGTACCAGTTGCAAGTGTTTCTGATGTTGTGTTTACCGTTTTTGTAACAGCTGCTTTTGTTCCTACGATTGTAGATTTATCTGAAACGTTTGTGTAGTGCGCTACACGTGAAACCCACAGCTTCGCGCCTCGTTTCAACATTTTAATTGCTTGATGTACTCCATCCATTCCATCAATGTATGAACCAAGTTTTCTGAAGAATTCAATATCCGAAGAAATAAAAATCGGCTTATTTGGTTCACCTCTTTCTGTAGCTATTTGCACACAAAAATATCCCTTTGGAGAAGGTTGACTTAGTACTGATGCATCTGTTACATCAATTACTGATTTTGGAGCGCCTGTTAATGTTGTTGACATAATCCGTTTTTTTAGCCTTTAAATTATTTACAATAATAACTTTTTTCTATATCAATAATAAATTTTTTGCCTAAATGTTTTCTGTTGGAACGTTTTCAATACTAATATCGGTAATTTGGGACGTTCTATAAAGGAAAATTCTATCTTCCAAAATTATATCCATGAAGTCATATCTGGCAGCACGTTCGATATAATCCTTACCAGATTTATCCAATGTAGTTATATAACGAGTATTGAAGCCTTCAGTTGTTTTGTTACCCAAAGAATTGATTCCCTTAAAATAATTTTTTTTACGTAGTGAATTGAATAATATACTTTGAATCAATCTATCATAATTTACATCATCCGTAATATATCCAATTTGATATTCTATATCAACGGTTCCAGAGGCATTTTCATAAACATTAAAATATGTTTCTTCTCCTTCAACTATCTTTTCATAAAAATTGGTACACTTGAAACCAAGGGAACCATCTGCAATATCTCCACGATTAATAAAAATAGAATTATAATCCAATTCTCCCCTGGCCTTTGGGTCCCCAACACCTTTTATATCAATAATCTTTTTACCTGAATCTCTAATGGCTTTTTTTGCAGCTTCGTAACCTGCAACATCATCAGTTGGTTGATACAGCGCAATATCTGGTAGATACCCAAGGGAAACTATTTTTTTCCGGATAACTTCAAAAACGGCACGTTCTATTTCATCGAAAGTCATAGCTTCTTTTTTATTTCCTTTACAAATATTCCGCTATCGCGTATCCAGGATTTTAATTCTAATAGAGTAGGTTTCCAAAGCCTACGTGGTTTTATGTTTGCCTTTTCAGAACCATATTCCATTATCAATGCAATATTGGCTACTTCAATAGGTTCTTTTCCTTCTTCTGACTTTGCATAAACACCTCTTTTTACACCAACAAAACCATATCCACCGGCAACAAAGGAAGTAATTGATTGTAGATAGGTAGAAGAAGAAATTAATGTTTTTTCACTTTTTCCAAGTGCTATTTTCCTTTTCTTATAAGCCTTATTCAACTTTCTCCATTTCAAATCTTGGTTTACAATATGCTTTACAGCTATTTTTTCACCTTTCAATGTTGTTTGAGCCAATGCAACATTCATGGCTTCATCAACTTTTTTATCCAGACCTTCCAATTTATTTACAATCGACTTCCAATCACCGTAGGTTGTTGATGTAAATTTTGTGTTACCCATTTAGAATATCTATTTTGAAAGTAAATCTTACCAATAAATTTTTGTCAATAAGTGGAGCTCCAATGGTATTTCCCATTATCAATAATTTTTGTTCCTGGTAAATAACCCAATCAGAGTTTGATTCTCCTATAAAATTACCTTTTACATCGACTAATCCAACATCTTTCAAATCATCGATATGAAAAAGAATATATCCATCACTATCATCGAAAGAACCAGCACCATCTGAATTTTGATTATCCTTTCCAAGTCCACCTGGTCCAGGATTAAATACAACAAGGGCCTCCAAATTATATTCCTGTGTTTTTCTTTCTTGCCTATTTTCCTGAAATCTATCAAGACTTGTTGAACGTTTGATATATTTTATAGGATAACGCATGAAAGTATCCGTAACGCTTTTAATTGCGCTTTCAATCTGTTTCAATTGAGAAGAAGAAAGAAGGCTTTTCTTTGCCATTAGGAAATAATTGAAAACGGTTTAATCATATCATATTTATACTGTGCGCACAAATTGATATTTATCCCCAATGTACGTGAAACCGCACAGGCTTGTTTAAGCATATTTGCAGCCATTATTTCCGTATCTTGTGCTAACGTAACAGTTTTTTTCTTGTCCAATTGTTCAAATTCAGCTTCAACAACATCTGCTTTTGCTTTTTTCAAGAACGAATTATTTACTTCTTCCCCGGTAGAAGAATTTCCTCCAGCAAGTTCAATTGATTTGTTTTGAAGTAAATTATATGATACAAGCCAAGAAATTAAAATTCTCTCCAATGGTTTATATTCATCTTCTTCTTCAACTTTTTCATCCGTTTTTTTAAGATACGGTTGTAAATAATACATTACTTGTATCATTTCAGAGTTGATAAGAGAATCTTTTGATCCATCACTAAGAAACGGAAGTTTTTCTTTTACTAAACCTAATATCGGTTGAAGATTTGCCATATTATAATTCTGAATCTTTTAAATATCCTTTTCCAAGTTGTCCTACTTTTATTGGAGCAAACTCTTTGGCTTCATCACCATCTGGCATAACAGTACTTGGAAATACTCCCAGAACATCAACCATTAAAACTCCAGCATCCAATAATTTGCTTTCTTCTCTATCAACTGGAATTTTCAAAAGATAGTTTTCATCACCAATTTCTAAAGCAGTTTCCCCTTCTGCTGGGTCCAATGCGAATTTAACACGATTGGAATCTTTTCCTTTGATATACAATTCAGCTTTTATAATATTTGCTGTTGACATATCAACCGTTGCATCTTCTGCATCACGGATTTCTACAATTAGTAGTTTTGATTCGCCTTGTTTGAAAGTAAATAATTCCTGTGCCATAATGTTTTTTTTAGAGTGTAAGAAAAAAGGGGTATACACCCAAGCGTAAACCCCTTCTATAATTTTAACCTTTGAGGGCTATTTTTTTTGTTTGTTTGCTTCAGCAATGATTTGCGCAGCTTCATCTTTTGCTGATTGAATGATTTTTTTAGAATCATCTTCAGCTTTTAATTTGGCTGAAATAATTGTTTCTTCAGCTTCTGTTTTCGCGAATTCAACAATTTTTTTTGCTTCTTCGTATGCTTCAGCAATGATTTGTTTAGACTTATCTTCAGATTTATGTACTGAAATAGTTGGAGTTTTTGATATATAATCATTGTATTCGGCTTTTGTAACCTCTACAATCATCATTGATAGTTTAGCCCTTTGGAAAGCAGGAGTTTGTTCCAACGCTGCTATTTGATCGTATCCAACAATTTTTCTTGATTCTTTCAAGGACTGCTTTTCATCCCAATAGATAGAAGCGTTTTTGTCCTTGTTTAATTTGAAGTATCCTACTATTTGTGCCATGATATAAAATTTTTTGGGGTTTAATTTTTACAAATATAAAAATTAAACCCCAAGTTACAACTATGAATTGAATGCTTCAGCAATTCTTGTGTCAATATCCATATATGAAGGGAATTCATGACCTACATAAGTGATAGACTTGTCAAGCAATACACGTGCATCTCTACGAAGAATAGCGAATCCAACATGGTCAGAAACGTAAAGTTCGTTTTCTTGTGTAGCCGGATTTCTTTGGCGCTCCATTGTCATTCCACGATATTGCAATTTTGCCATTGCCATTGCAGAAGAAAGGAACAATACCTGGTTATCTGGCAATACGTGGGTATCCATTTCAAATCTTTCTGGAACACCAACAATCGATCTGATATCAGCTAATTTAGTTCCGAATTGTCCACCCTCAAATTTATCGATTCCTGTGATATCAATTCCATCTTCTTCATTTGAAATCAATCTATCAGCAGGTCTACGTAAACGTGTCATTCTTGTGAATACTCGTTTCATAGCCTTGTAATCGAATGTGTTTGCAGTAGTAACACCTACAACCGGTGCTGATTCAGAACCATCAGCCTGTTCACCACTAACCAAAACTCTCATTGCTTCAACATCAGCACCAATTGCCATATCATTACCAACTTCCACAAGGAATTGAGCAATCATATCAATAGTACTTTCGTAAATCAATTCATCCGTAATAACGAAACCGGTACCAACTTTGAAAACTTTAACGTCTTTCTTACCGAAACGAACTGAACCAACTGGAATATTTCCACCCTCTGCAATTCTTGTTACGTTACCATCCCCTCTTTCAATACGAGGCATAGTTAAAGAACGAACAGACATTGGTTGAGTTGTAGCAATCCAATTTTGGTGCATTGAAGCGTGTTCATAAGCTACGCGAATCAATGATGCAAAAACCTCCGGAATGATAAAACGATAATCACTTGGAAAATCTTTTGTTGATGTAACTCCATTTGAACCAAAAGATTCAATCAATGCATCTTCCATTTGAATTTTATTCATTCTTGGACCTCCAAGAACCTCTGACATATGAGAGAATGTATCTCTTTTCATATCAATTCCAATGGCAGAAAGAAACCCTTTCATATCTGTACCAAAGAATAATTCTACTCCTTTATGGAAAGACAAATCTTTAGGACCTACAGTAATTTCTTTACCTAATTTATTTTTTACGACACCAAGCCCAAGTCTTGTTTCGTATAGTTGTTTTTGAAAAGCACCAATAAGGTTTTCCTCAAGTGCTGTTCTTACTTTAGATGCTTCATATCTACCAACCTTATTTTCTTTAAGGTGTTTGAAGTGTTCCTGTACGTTTTCTAATGATAATGTTTCCATGTACGAGTATATTTAGTTTTTTAAATCTACGTTTAATTTATCAATTACTAATTAAGATCCTGGAACGATTACTGGAGCCTCAAGCAATAATACTACAATAGCAGCATTTGCAGAACCACCTGAAAGAACTATTCCCATTGCATAATCACCTTCCACGGCTGCAACATATTCTGGGATACCATCAGCATCTTTATTTCCATTTGGTTTTACAAACGAACCAGCGGATAAAGTACCACCAATTGCTTTAGCTTGTAAATCAGAAGATGCATTTACAATTACGGAAATCAAATCAGAAAGTTCACCACCAACTTTTACGTAACCAATTGGGAATTGAGAACCCAATGTTCTTTTTGTTACAGTGTTGTTAGCTGAAATATATACTTCCTGGCCCTCTGATAGGGTGCCATCGAATCCACTTGTTAACGACAAAGAAAGTTCATCTTTGCAAAAATTCTTTCTTAGCGTTGGGTTTTTAGAAGAAATTGAACCTGTTCCCATTTTTTTATGATTTTATAGTGAAATTTAAACTTGTTCTGAAAGGTGTGTTGTTCTGATTGGTGCTTTTTTGCTTACATCATCCGGCTCAGAAGAACGGAATGAAATCTTGTTTGAACCACAAGAATCACAACTACAAGCAAAATCTTGAATCAACTTTCCGTTGAATAATTTAATTTTTGCTTCGAGAGATGCAACATCAGAAGATTTTTCAATCTCTAAAATGATTACTTCATCTACTTTACCCATTACTGTTTTTGAATAAGAAGATTTTGCTTCTTCTCTCAATTTGGAAATATAAGTAGTACCTACTTCACCGATAGCTTTCAAAGATTCTCTTTCTGTTTTTACAGAAGTCAATTCTTGATTCAATGTTTGTATATCGGTTTCCTTTTCTACCACTACAGCTTCCAAATCACCGGCTTTTTTCTTGATAGCCTCTAATTCTGTAGCTGGAAGAAAAGACAATGTTTTCAATTTGTCTAATGTTACTTCTTCTTCAGTACATCCAAGGAATTGAGCAAGTTCTTTTTTCAACATATCGTCAATTTTTTGTGGGTTGTTTTCATTAGGAAAATTTTCTTTTCCCATAAATTCTTTTCTCAAATCTAAGAGATTTTCTTTTACAAAAGAATTTATTACAAAATATTTTTTTTCCTCGCTGTAAATATCCTTCGTTTTATCATCATCAAATTTTGAGTTGGAAAGAATTGATGATCTATCAATGTTGATATAATTTCCGTTTTTATCCTTCATCTTTGCGTATGGGTCCGCGCCAAGATAAACCAATGATGATTCTACAAAGTCGTGAATTTGTGTTACTATCCTTCGGACCATAGTACCATCAATCATTTCCCCAAGATGCCAATAGAAATCATTTTCATTCTCAAACTCATGTGAAGCCTCCCAATCAAAAATTACCGTAACGGAACTTGATTGAATAGGAGAAACTGGAGAAAGCATTTTTCTACATAAATCTGGATTAATTACCGAATCGATAACATAGGGACCATCAATACCAGCAGGAATATCCCCTTTCTTTGGTACAAATTGGCATTGTCCAATAGTTCCAATATCAGAACCTATTCGCAAATCATGATTCTTATAAGCAGGTTTTCCACTCATTAAACTGACTGCTTTTTTTAGGACATTTTCATCACTGAAATCTGTAGCCTTCCAAGAACCAGCACCTACAGTAGTAGCCGATATAAGGCGAAAAGGAAACAAATAAAAATCTTCTGGTTTTGGTACTAAAGAACTATTTCCGCTTGAATCAAAAGCTAATTGACCTTGAACCTTTCTTTGGATTTCGTTTGCCTTGAAAGATTCACTAAATCCAAAACGTTCTTTTATTGAAGAATCAAGACCTTTATCCTTTGGAATAGCTAAAGATTCGCCAAGGTTTTCAATAGTCAAATGAAATTTTTCGCCTTTTACTTTCATGTTCCTGAGTTTTTAATGATAACAAATATATGTATCTTTTTTATTTAAAAGGAAATTTTGTCCCAATTATTAAATATCGGCAACTATTCGGCCTCTACAATGACCATGATAAGGAGGTGTCATTATACCCAATTTTTCCAATTCAGAAGAATCAAGTTTTTTAAAATCATCAATTTTTATTGATGTAGCAAACGGTGTTTTATCCGGAACATCTTCAACTGGAGAAGCAACAACTTCTTTAATCAAACTTACGGCCGTAGCAACCTCAAAGGTTTTCCCGTTCATGTGCGCGCACCATTCGCAAGTTTTTTGATCTGATACTTCTACTATTTCAAACTTGGCTACCTTTGCCTGTTCAATATACATTACTGAAGCATAATTACGGGACTTGTTTAAAGTAGTTTCGGTAATCCTTCTAATCTTATATGATTCAAGGTCAGCAAGTTCTTTAAATTCTTTTAGGAATTCAGTAATTAAATTTTCATCCTTACCTATTGGATTTCCATTTTCAATGTAGTAAGCATTTACCCATTTTATAATTCTTGTCCTGGTATCTTTATCGGCAATGAATTTACCTAAATAAAAATCATCTGACCTTTCCAAATAATCTACGGTACGAAAATCTGGAAGGGAAAACATTCCATCCGGTGCCGTGAAAAATGAATTTTGTGATTTTCCAGTTTTGGTACTTTTGAAAATACTTTTATCCTTTCTATAGTGTTCGTAGGTAGAAGAAACATATTTTTTTATAATAGGGTCTATCTCCTGGGAAAAATTCTTGTCCCAATCCTTATACAGATTTACTAAAATCAAATCAGTCATTTGTGATTCTGTGTATGGCCTATTTGAATTATTCAATTCTTTTTCCAATGCACTTACAGCCTTTGAAACTGCTTTTGAATATGCAGCTTCAATTTCCTTATTGTATTTATTTTCTTGCTTAGTTAAAAAATCATCGTGCAAATCAGCACCTTCATAGGTGAAAACTTTTCCTTCAATTGGATATGATTTTTCAGCTGTCAAATATTCACCATCACTTATAATTGAATAATCGTATTGAGAAGAATCACCTTTCATCTTCAAAATTAAATCATTCAATTCTTTTGTATTGGAAGTATCAGCTGCTTTCTTATCTATTTTCGGTTGTGCTGCAACCGGTGCTACTGGTTGTGGTGCTTCTTTTTCAGCAGGTTCATCATAACCTAATTCATTGGCTGCTTGTGTTTGATCAATAATACCAGCATCTCTTTTTGATAAGACGTTTGCGATTTTAATTTGTTCGGCCTGTTCATCTTTCAATTGATCGCTAATAC